ATATATATAATTTTAAAATTGATAAAGCACCTCCAAAACACATAGTTTGGTAATCTAAATGTTATAACACGATGCAAGTAATATTTTTTATCGATTATGTAGCTTACAGCTTGGTTATAACTTCAAAAATAAAGTTTTTGCAGCAATTGTAATTGCATATCTTACAGGACAATATGTGCCAGTTGACGCTGTAGCAACACAAGCATTCTTTTACTCTATTGCAGCAAACCTAGCAATTTCTGGATTATCTGAAATTCTTGCGCCCGATCCTTCTGTGGATGAAAGAACTGATAATTATATTTTTCAAGGCTCTGGTCAAACAATTATAGAAGGCGATCCTGTTCCTGTTTTGTATGGAAGATTAAGAGTTCCAGGCAGGCCTGTGAGTTTTCATGTAAAAAGTGCAGAAGGAACATATGATGATTTTCGATCTTCTCATGGAGGTACTGATGGCGGTTCTGGCGAGCAAGATCCTTGGCGTAACGCAATAGAGAATTAATAGGAGAGAATTATGTCAGACCATACAGATGGCTCAAGTGATTGGGGAAATGTTCCAGTAGAGGATCGACCAGACGAATCTACTGGGGCTTCAGGAGCAAAGAATCAAAGAATAAATGTCGTAGATATAATCTGTGAAGGACCAATTCGAGGATTAAAAAGAGGTCTTCAAGATGTTTATTTAAACGATGTTGCAATGATACTTCCAGGACAGGCGGGATATACTTCTGAAGGAAGTATTTTAGAGCCTGGAAGTTTAGAGACAATTACTTTTTCTGGAGGAAGTTTCACTGGAACACTCTCAAATAATCTACCTAACTACATAGTAGAGGGATTATATTCTGATGAAAACAGGCATCTTACTCTTTTAAATTGGAGAGGCCCGGTTGAAGTAAGTGTTTCTTCTTCTGAAATAGATAGAGGAGCCGGAGGCTTACTTGGAGGAGAAGTCGACAGGTATTCTGTGAGTGCTGTAGGATCTGCATCTTTTGTAGGTTTTTCTCCTGAGTGGACTGCTGTTTCTGAATACCAAAATAATGTTAAAGTCTACCCTAAAATAAGAAGAGCTGGAGGCGATTTAAAACAAGGAATCCAATCTCTTACCCCTATTGGTAGTAATGGTCAAACAGCAGATTTAGTAATGAGAGCGCCTGGCCTTGGATGGACTCCAGATGTTAGTGGGACTTATCAACTATCTGCAAATAAAGTTTTTCCCGTTTCTGATGTTACAAACGGTACTATAACTATTGCAAATGGAAGCCAAGACAGAGCTGTGCCTGCGAGCGAGATAGAAGATGGCACCTATGAATATATATTAAGTCAAGTAAATCAAAACGGAACTCCAGAAGATCAAGCAACAGGTATTGTTCCTCCAAAAATTGAAAGCGCACACGTAGAATTTCGAGAAGGAACACTTGATCAACTTCCTACTCCAGAAATTGGAGGAGTTGGAGGTTCTACTGGAATTCCTGGCAATCCGGGTTCAATAACAAATCCTATTCTTAATCAACTTGATCCAACTTACAGTGGAGATGCCCCCGCAGGGTATGTTTCTATAGATACCGCTGGAAACCCTAGTGGATATACTGGATATGCAGCAAATCCAACTGAAATTTCTTCTGGAGCTTTTGGACTTACTACGGCGGCTCAAATTAAATCTGCTGCAGAAATTTCTTGGACAATAAAATACCCCGCACTTCAAACAACAAACTTAAACAGCGGTGCAAGAGAAAAAGCCTACGCTTTCTATACTATGGAAATTGCTATAGAAAGACCAGGAGAATCAACTTTTGAGCCGTATCAACAGCTATGGCCAGAAAATGACTATGTTGTGCATTTTGCGAAATCAAATTCTCCATTAGAATGGGAGCATACTGTTCAACTTGACAGATTTAAGCCATTTACTGATCTTAAAGTTAGAATTATTCGATGGAGTCGAAATGTTGGTCTGCCTGTCGGGCCAGACGGCACTTCAGGAAATCGTACAGACAAAACTAAGTGGCAACTTCAAGCAACTGGTGAAATAATTCGTCTTGGAGCGGTTATCAAGGATAAATTTTCTTACCCATATACTGCTCATGCTTCTGTTTACTTTGACTCTCGACAGTTTCAGTCTACTCCAAAGAGAAGTTATCTGCTTGAAGGACTTCTTGTAAAAGTTCCTTCAGCCTATACTCCTCGAGAATATTCTGACGAAACTGATGCTAGTGGTAATAAGAAAGCAAAATATGCTGATTTCTGGGATGGAAGTTTTCGAGAAGAAAAAAGATACACAGATAATCCTGCTTGGGTATTCTATGATATAGTTACAAATAATCGATACGGAGCAGGTCGCTGGATACAAGAGTCCGATATAGATAAATATGCTCTGTATAGAATCTCTAGATACTGCGATGAATTAGTTTCAGATGGAAATGGAGGAGTAGAACCTCGATTCCGTGCGAATCTCTTTCTAACAAAAGCTACAAATATATACAAAGTTTTGAAGGATATGGCGACTATTTTTAACGGTATTCTTTACTGGCAAAATAGTCAAATTACTGCGGTTCAAGATGCTCCTTCAGATCCTGTATATTCTTTTACAAAAGGAAATGTAATTGATGGAGAGTTTGTTTATGAAAGTACAGGATCTCGTACAAAAACAAATCAAGTAGTCGTAACTTGGAATGACCCAGAAAATAACTACCAACCCGTACCTGTAATTGTAGAAGATAGAGAAAGTATTGCAAGAACTGGAAGAATTATTAGTTCAAATGCTGTTGCTTTTGGCGCTACTTCGGAAGGCCAAGCAGTTCGCTATGGTCGCTGGAAGTTATGGACAGCACAGAATCAAACAGAAATAGTTTCATTTAAAACAGCTCTTGCAGGAAACTATATAAGAGTTGGCGATGTTATTGATATTCAAGACGCAGATCGTTTTGGTGTTCAATACAGCGGACGAGTTTCTGGAATTAGTAATTCTTCGATTGTTTTGGATCGAGAAGTAACTTTAAATGCAGGCTCCACATACACTCTAAATACTCTTGTAACAAAGCCTGCCGCATTTTTAGGCTCCTCTATCTCTGCAACTGCAGATGGAGTAACTTATACTGCAGGTCAAAGAATTCCTCGAGCAAAAGTAAACGGCACTATACAAGGGCTGTCTTCTGAAGCATTGGCTTCAAATGCAGTTGATGATAGCGATGAGCCTTTATCTCTTGTGTGGAAACCTTATACTTATCTACAGAAGAATACGGTTGAAAATTCTTCGGGCACAACTTCAACTCTTTCTGCGAATTTTGCAGTTGCTCCAGCCACTCAAACTATTTGGTCGTTAACTGAAACTCAAAATGGCTTAGCAGTAAATGGCTCTGCAAAAAAATACAAAGTTCTTTCTATTTCTCAAGAATCAGACAATGAGTTTACAATTTCTGCGGCAGAGTATTATACTGAAAAATATGCTGCAGTAGACATTGATTATAATTTGGGGTATATTCCTACAACTATATTCCCTGATAGAACTGAAGAGTCTGCAATTCTTCCGCCAAGAAACCTACGAATGATTCTTGATGCAGGATCAAGAGGTGCGGGTGAAACAGGAACACTTGAGTGGGATGTTCCGTTTGATTCACAAAAACAAGAAGCCACAACAACTCAAGTTGCTGTCTATGAAATAACTCATAATATTCCAGGAATATCCTCTCCAATTTATACTTCTACCAATTCTTATGAGTTTAAAAACTTGCCGAATGGAGTATTTACTTTTAATGTTCGAGTTGTTGCAAAAGGTGGAGATGTATCAGACTGGATAAGATTGCGTAACTATGAAATAGAGGATCCTTTTGAAGAAACCTGTCCTCGAGGTCCGGGAGGTCTTCCTCGCGGAGTAATTTCTAGCTCACGTGCGGGGCTGTCAGGAAGCATTGCAGGTGGTAATTTTCAATTTATATTTGCAGAAAGTGACGTTGTTTTAGAGAGTGTAGGAGATCCACGCAATGCTATGACTCTTATTGAAGCAAGTCAAAGTATTACTCTTTTATCAAATAATGTAGAATACTATATTATTGCAGATTCAAGCGAGTCCTCACTTATTCTTGCGCGATGGAACACCGCTATTATTAACGATATCCCTTTTTGGTTCGACACAGGTACGGGACAAACAGCAGCCGCCGACGTTACAGATATAGGATCTGTAAACATTCCAGCAAATTCTACTACTTTATCTGGCTCAAATCTTACTTCAAGACTTCAAGTCCGAGATATTCTATT